GTGATGCCATAATAGAGGCCAAAACTGACCTAGCTCAAGGAAATGCATTTTCTGCTTATAAGAATGGTAATGGTGGATGGTCTGCGGGTATTACAGGGATAGAAGGTGATTTCAGGATTGTAAATAACCCACTAGATGTTTCATCTCCTGCAGCTACATCCCTGTACGTTAGTGGTTCATCAAGTAATGTCGGTATAGGTACCGATATAACACGAGATGATATAGAACTTAATGGTAATGTTGTGATTGGTAATAAATTAACTTTTGGCGGTCTTGCAGGGTCCGAATTTGGTAATACACAATTCATAGAAAGACGTTATGGTATTAATCAGGCTAAGAATGAACTTGTACTCTATAAGGGTAGCGCTGGTTCCGGAAATAGAGGTAAAACAAGAATTCGACACATTGCCGCAGAACATCTATTCCAAACTTACGACGATGCAACTTTCAACATTAATACGGAGATTGGTCTTGGTGAGAATGACCTCAGTGAAATACCCTTACGCGTTACAGCGTCTGGTGCTGTTATTGTTGGTGGTAATCAAACTATAGAACCCGCTGATCCAGCCAATAAACTTGTTATCGCTGGTAATATTGAGTTCGCGGCGGGTGGTCAGTTTAGGGTTACTGGTATTGAGTTTGAAACTACCGAACCTATCGGGAGTGCGTCGACGAATATTATTAGATGTGTTTCGAGTGTCTCGGGACGACGCCCCTTGAGATTTATTCATGAGATTTCAGATGGTAACGATTTCGAATTTGCCAGATTCGACGCGAGGGGACATTTGGGTATAGGGACTCAAGTCACAGGTAATTCCAATGTTCATATTCACAATCCATTAACAAGTGATCAAGATGTTTTAAAACTTACAAGTAATTCCGCATCAAGTGGGATAAGTAAGACTGGTATACTTTTGTATTTAAGTGATAGAGATGGTGGTTACATAAGAGGATATCACGACGTAGACAATGATAAAACTGGTCTCGTTTTAGGTTCTGTAAAGAATGGATCAGAAACTGATGATATTTATATCAATAATACGGGCCAAGTAGGAATAGGAACAACAGATCCGGTGGAGAAGTTACATATTTACAATGGTGAGATACGTATAGACAATTCCACTACCGGTACATTCATTGAGTTGAATACACCGGGTGGTACTTCGAATATTCTCGCCGATGTTGATGGAAACGTCTTTATCAATCCCGCGTCAACAGAAACTACGATTGCTAGTAATCTTGTGATTGAAAATGATCTAACTGTTCTTGGAAACATTGATCTTGGTGAGGCTGTAGCTATTGGTTTGGGAGGTGAAACATCTAACACTCAACTTCAAGTGGCGGGTGGTATGATTACGGGATCTGACCAAGTGTTTAACAAGAGATATTCTACAAAGTTTAATAGATCTTCAATTAATAGTCATGATATTCGGTTTATATTTACAAATGGGAACTTCTATGCTAAAATTATCGGTATTCTAAGAGAAACATCTAGTGGAGCAACTGAAAATATAAGTACTATGATACTCGAAATTTCAGGGGGTAGTAGTAATCCATCGGTTAGACCCACAAAGGATATTTACGTCGGAAACAAAAGTATATTTGGTAATAGTAATTTTTACCCATGGAGTAGAATAGTTACAACAGGTAAAAATGGCCTCGTGATATCTCCAAGTACAGGTGCAAATGACGGAAGTCGAAACTATTCATACGACTTTCAAATTGAAATTGTATCTGCTTTCGATTGCAAATTAGAATCTATAAGAACTGCGAATCGTCTTGATGTTCCAGATACAGGTGTTCCCGGCATTCCTGGGTCGTCCACAGAGATTGTTGGATCAAACCCAGGAACAAATGTAACTGGCCAAACATTCGGATACTAAATTTAACAGGAGGGAAAACCTCACATTAGATTCAATTAATATTTTTACGCCCTGATGGTATCAGAGACGGCGAGTAAAACAACACCGCCAATGAATGCCATGATGACGTAATTCAGTTCAGTTTCTTCGCGACCTATATTCGACTTTATTTCTTCAGTAGTAACCTTTTCTACTGGTTTTTCCTGTCGAACTGGAGGGTCTAGATCCTCCAGTAGACAATATGCTATCATTTATATATTAATTAGAGATTAATTTCCTTCTTCTTTTTTCGTCTTGTCTTGGATTTGGTAGAAGTGTTAGATACGTTCACCTCCTTAACTTCTCCACCTGTAGAATCGCCCGATATAGATACTATATCAGACATATCATCGTCATCTACACTCATAGTTGGTCCTTCTTGAGGAGACATCATATTGGTGTTCATTGGTGGTGGTGGTGGCATGGAAATTCCACCCATGAGACTCGAAATATCTATACCAGGCCCCTGCATTTGATATCCACCCGATGCATCTTCATTCCCGGGCGCGTTTGCACCCGCAGAATCATTAGGGGAACGTGTTGTATTCTGAACCGCAGCCATCATATTTTTAATGAGTTCTGGATTTTGTTTCATAACATCATTCATATTAGGCATAACCGATTTAAACATAGAATTAGTTAAGTGGAACATCATAGCAGAACCGCCAAGCATCATGATGAGCTTAACTTCTGGAGCGACATTCACCTTCGAGCGATACTTCACATACAACTCCTCAAAGACACCATCATAGTCATCTACGTTCTCCATCACCGATTCAGACCAACCCTCGAGCTGAATCTCAAAGGGGTTATACCGCTTATTCAAAAATTCAAGCCCAGTGACACACGCTACCATCATTCGTCTGGAAAATCGAAGTGATTGCTCCACATCAATGCTGTAAGTGATTCGCTTCACTTCAGATCTAAGTTCATCTATATTAGAATAAGCCGTCAATCGCTTGTTTACTGCGAACCCTTTCTTTTCTAAACGACCCAATTTATTCAAAAGGTCCGATTTCTCTTCATCAATAGATGTGTACCCCTTCGAAGGGTTTTCTTCCTGACCACCCTGACCCATGGGCTCATCATCATAGAACATTGGCTCAGTTTCACCATAATCAATTTCATCTTCGTCTGGAACATTATGTACTGGAACAGATTGTTTATTGGGATTTACAAAAGCATCCATCGCCTCTTGTGGTTGTTGGGGCGGTGGACGTGATATATTACCTCTAGGCCTGGGTACATTGACTGGTTTATGTGTCGATATATGAATTTCATCCATAAGTGCCTGTTCATCTGCATCCAATTTCATCACATGTGTATTTCCACGATCGAGTACGATTTCTTCGTCCATCTACTCTCTATATTGAAAGTAATAAAATATCTTTAACGCGCTTTAAAAAAATATAAGTAATTAGTAAAATGCTCGGTCTTAACAAAGCAAATCGTAATGCTCTCAGTTCTATAGCAGTATTAGGATTGATAATCATTATATTAATGGCGACATCTGGTCAGGAAACTTATCAGGCCAGACCAATTGATATAGTACCTATCAGTGAAAATTCGATTTTTGATCTTGATAATGAAGAAGAGTGTGCCCCTGGTGGAGAAAGGGGTAATGCTTATACCTCAACAAAAAGTCCAGGTGGTACTTGCAATGCTCAAGAACTTGTCGCCGAACTTGCGGGATATGGAATTTCCGGAGGAATCGGTGGATCTTTAATCTGAGTTAAGTATATATGGCTTTGATTACGTCACCTACTCAAACTATCCCCGATCTCCAATATGAGTATCACACCATAACAATTGATTCCATTGGTCAGGATACCGCAAACACATTCACATGTTATCTTCAACAGCCTCTCAGAAATATCGTTCAAGCTCGCCTCATCGCCGCAAGGGTAAATTCGACTACAGCCACAGAACATTGTTACATTTCAATTGAACAATTAGATTCCATTTTTTCCGATCGTGCTTCAAATGTATATGAAGGACAATCGTCATTAAGTATGCTAGGTGGTTCTTTTGCAAGTCTCGTGAATGTAGGTGGTGATGGTCTTATCAGTTTCAGGGATGATTACCCAGTTGTAACTCAATATATTGATCCAATCAGGCGCTTAGATCGTCTTAGTGTGATAATACGGGATCAAGATGGTAATGCTATAGTCCCATCATCCCCCGCGAAAAATAATTTTATTGTAATTCGTTTCGTGTGTAGAAAACCAAATTTGTAATTTTCTTTAGTTAAAGTAGTATACCATGTCCGCTGGTATTGTTCAATTGATTGCTATAGGTGCCCAGGATAAATATATCGTCGGGGATCCAGAAATATCTTTCTTTAGTTCAACATTCAAAAGACATGCTAATTTTTCACAATCCATTGAAAAACAGACTATCCATGGATCGGTGAAAAATAATTCTATGTCCAGTATTCAATTTGAACGAACAGGTGACCTACTTGGTTACATTTATTTTACAATCGATAATGTAAAACAAGCCCTCGATACCGATAACTGGTCGGGTATTATAGATAAAGTTGAACTCCTCATAGGAGGATCCGTTATTGACACCCAGGACTCGGTTTTTAGTGAAAAAATTGCTATTGATACTTTCGCACAAAATGTTTCAAAAAGTTCAAGCGGTACACACCCAGGTGTGAGTGCGAGCTCGTATTTTTATCCTTTGCGCTTCTTTTTTTGTGAAGGGCCACAATGTGCTTTACCACTAGTAGCTCTCAATTATCATAATGTAGAACTTCGCATTTATTGGGGGTCCAGTGCAGCAAACTATAATGTGGAATGCTACAGCAATTACTATTATCTCGATAACGAAGAAAGAGGGCAGATTGCGTCACGAAAACACGATCTTCTCATAACACAAGTACAACGAAATATCGCATCGGGTGAACTTATCCAGGATCTTACATTCAATCATCCAGTCAAATATTTAGCATCATCTGACACTACAATAGATGGTGCACTTACATCTCCTACAAATAGGGTAAAATTAAACATTAATGGTCTCGATGTGAGTAATTATAGGTGGGGTAAACCCCATTTTATTGATGTTATGAACTACTATCACACAAACTTCGTAACTTCCCCAGATTTCTTTCTTTATTGTTTTTGCCTTAATACAAGTTCTCTCCAACCTACCGGTACTCTAAATTTCAGTCGATTAGATTCAGTTAAAATAATGAGTGAAAGTTTACCGATCAACAACCCAATTTACGCGGTTAATTATAATATTCTCCGTGTAGAAAATGGTATGGCGGGACTTCTTTACGCAAATTAAAATACGTTATTATATTAAATGGTCAAGAATATACCAACGATCGAAAGGTCAACAAAAGTACGTTTTGGTAAACATACATTCGAAGATCAGGCGGAGAATACCATAGTGTTCAATGCAAGTGATACAGCATTCGAAGTGCCTACCAGTAATGCTGTATACCTGTCACCCATTCGTTTGCGACCAGATTACGATGATAACAATATCGTTCTTTTAATGTATAATAAATTAACAAAAGAGATTACCGAATCTGGTGAAGCAGCGACTGATATTATTGAAACTAACTTAGAAGGTGCCACAATTCGTGGTAATGTCATCGAGCATAGTACGGTATATTTTAACAACACCCATCATAACTCGTTTGTAACTTCTTCAAATATTGGTATCATTAATACGTCCCCCGAACATACTCTCAGTATTGGTTCAAACGTCCAAATTGATGATAAAGGTTCTAACGTTCTCATGGTCAGAGGTGGTGTGTCTATAAATGGATCCCTCAATGTTAAAGGAGATGTCACGTGGTTGAGTTCTGAAAATCTTAAAATTGAAGATGGCTTTATCGAAATTGGTAAAAATAATTTATTGGCTGATCAAACTCATGATCTTGGAGTTCTAATGACTAGACCCGAATCGAATGTGGGTTTTGGTTTTAGAGAAGGAAATGATGAATTTGTAATTGCATACACACAAAGTAGCGCGGATAATCCATATTTAGTACCAACATCGGAAACATTGAACGTACACGTATATGGCCAACTCTTTACCGAATCGAAAGTTGGTATTAATACCACATCAACCGATGCAAATCTCCATGTTGTTGGTAATGTATACGTGTCCTCAAATTTGAGTGTAGATACAAACACTTTACACGTTGATGCAACTAAACATTCTGTAGGTATTGAAACTAAAACACCCGATGCAAATCTTCATGTCGTTGGTAATGTATACGTCTCTTCAAATTTAAGCGTGGATACAAACACTTTACACGTTGATGCAACTAAACATTCTGTAGGTATTGAAACTAAAACACCCGACGCAAATCTCCATGTCGTTGGTAATGTCTACGTCTCTTCAAATTTAAGCGTGGATACAAACACTTTGCACGTTGATGTGGAGAACAAGTCCATAGGAGTTGGGACAAAATACCCAAATTCTAATCTTCATGTCGTTGGTAACGCATATGTTACTTCTAATACAATCGTAGATGGTACTTTAACTCTTAATCATCCAACAACTGCGTTCATTACCGACCTTACATCAAATGTTATCATGAAACTAGACCAGATGTCGAACGTTAC